CGACATTGACCACAAGGCAAAGAAAGAGAACGAACTACGTCCCCTTTCCTCTCACTGAAAATGATAGAACCATCCGCGCATTGATATGCCTGTAACGGATGGAAACAGGCCATAACTTACAGTCGATAGCCACCACGCATAGGAGGAGGAGCCAAATTGGCACTCTTAGTATGCGAAGCATGCTTACGGAACATAGATGCAGACTTGTACTTAGATACAGATTGACGTTTCAGCGGATTCATAAATTACTCCAGTCGTTTAAAAAAGGTGTCACCTAGCACAGTTAACATCAAGTAGAAGACTGTGCTACCCCGCCACCTTCAGGTGCGGGGTTGGGAACAGGCTCAATAGATGAGCCTGAAGGAAGAACGAGACCGAGCTTTTCAGCTTCGGCTCGGTTGGAATCGTCAGAGACGAAATCAACGAACGCTCCAGCGTCGTTGTTAAAGCGGGTACGAATATCCGCAGGAAGCTGCATAAAAGCCTCATCAGCGGCACGAACAGCATTAAGGGATGCATGGTAGTCCATAGCATCAGAAAAATCGCCATAAGTAGGCGTACGAACATTAGAAGGTAACTCACCAGTTAAACCAAAACGACGAACGATAGTGTTGATATCACACTCGTCACGCGCATGTTGTTGAGCTAAAGAAGGATCCTCACATAACAAAGCAGAAGCATCAGATGCTTCCATAGTGTCATAGTTGTACGGAGTACGAAGAAAAACAGAAGATTTAGACATGAAGTCCTCCAAAAAATTAACGTTTAGACGCACGAATGATATCCAACAAAATAGAAGCCGCAGGAGCTAACTCCTTAGTAGTTCTACCCAAAGTATCAAGAGACTGTTCAACAGCAACTTGATTATCTAAAAGACTAGTTTCAGCCTTAAGCTTCTTAATAGTCTGAACCATAACCTCACGAGCTTGAATCTTAGATTGAGTCTCTTGAAAAGCAACATTAAGCTGTTCGGCCAAAAGAGCAGAAAGACGTTCAAGACGCCTTCCCTCCAAAGGAACATTCTTAGTTTCTTCAATAACTTTAGAAGTATTGGCATCAGCCAATTTAGCATTAGAAGAAGCCTGAGAAGCAGAAGCAATAGACTGAGAAGCACCAGAAGAAGAACGAACTGCATCCATAGCAGAACTCATAGGATTCTGAAAAACCACTTGCTGAGCAGAAGGAGCAGTACCGGGACTCTGATTATAGGCAAGCATAGGATTTAAACCAGCGGCCTGTAAATCCTTAACTTGTGTCTGATAACGAGTAGCGTACTGCTGAGCAGACCAAGCATTGTTTTCAGCTGCAATGTCTTTATTAGCATCGTTAGTAAGCAAACCACCAACAAAACCAAGAGCACCAGCGCCAAGAGTAGCGGCGGCGGCATCGTCAATACCAAACATGAATCACCCCGCAGGAATAAACTGTTGCAACAGATAGACCATCATGAACACAATCAAGACAAGTCCAACCAAATAAATTAAATCTTTCACATAGACCTTTCTCCTTGGAAGAATCTATCGATTCTCCCAAGGCAATAGTTTTTAGAAATGGTCAATCAAGCCAGGTACAGAATACATAGGCATTGGTCGAGCAACACGATTACGGAAAAACATATCACACAAAAATTGCTGACCGTTAGCGGCGGCACCAACAGCAACAATACGATCAACAGGAGGATTCTCCTTAATAAAAGTGTCATTCAAAGTAGGCAAAGAAGTAAATTTCTGAGCCAAATGCCAACCATCCAAAGTGCCAGCGGCAGTAGAACGGAAAAGACCAGTAATCAAAGCGGGGTTATAGCGATATTCCGCCCAACGCTCTTGATATCCAAAGACATTAGAGTCGTTGGCATCACCACGTACGTAGATCTCTTTATTAAGAACGGCTTGCTCACCGAGCATAGCAAAGGCGGGAAAGTAAAAATCGTAGCGCGTCGAACGAGACCACATACGACGAAGACCTTGCTGATACGTAAGGTCGGCACGAACAGAAACCAAACCGATGATGACGCCATGCTCAGTGAATGATTGCGTAAATCCATGACCATTCGCAAGACCTGTACCCATCGCCGCCAGATTACCAAGCGGCGTAGACGTACCCGTTGCATTAGTACCCGAAGTTTGGGCAATCGGGTTAATTTGAATAGGTGTAGAACCACCGCCAAGATACTCAGGACGTTGTAGACGAGCATCGGGAGAAATAACACCGAAATGGGCGCGAATGATTTCTGTGTAACGTGTACCACCTCGAGCATCCCTCTCAAGCAATTTCTGAATTTGGAAAGACTGACGTAGTTGATTAATAGTTGCAGCAGTAGCGGCAGACAAATCAGCAACTAAACCAGAAGAATAAGACCAAGAAGCACCAGCAGTAACAGCACCAGTAGAACCAATACCAGACCAAGCATTATTACCATCGCCAGTGGGTTGAGTAAAACCAGTAACCCTAGTACCGTTAGTCATCTTCAAAGTACCAGAAGCAGTAATAGGAGCAGAAGTACCAAGAGGCAAACTGACAGCAGTACCCTTCTGAGGCCAAGGCAAAGCACCAGTAAAATAATCTTTACGCTTACCACGCTTCAATAAAGTGTAATCAGTGTAAGTATCAGGACCATCACCTTTGTTGACAACAACAGAGTTTTGCAAATTCTCATCACGGAACCATTCGTTATAAATCAAATTATAAGCACGAAGATGCAAAACATTATGAGTAACAGTAGAACCGGTAGCAACCTGTCCTAGAGTAGGTAAACCCATATAGTCAAAAACAGATCCAATAGCATAACCGGAAGCAGGAGTAGTCGTAGTAGGAACAACATAAGAAGTGGAATCACCGGGATTGTCTTGCTGACCCATGAACTTTTGCCAATTAGACCAAATCAAACGGTTAGGCACAAAAAAGAAGAACGAATCTAAATGTAGATTGTCCATAGTGGGATACAAAGGAGTAGCAAGACGAGTAAAAGCAGTCATACGCAGATTAAACGTATCACCGGGCAAAACCTCATCGACATAAATAGGAACAAGATCACCAGCGTTAAAAGTAGTCTTGTGAGCAGTTTCAATGGCAAAACTAGAGCGAGGAATCTCAGCCTTAGGAACCATAGCGAATTGGTGTGTAGACACCGATTTATTGCGATGCATAAAAAACTCCAAAGAAAAAGGGGCCGAAGCCCCAAGGGTTAAACCTTTACAGACTTGCCCAACGCAAGCTGTTTAGGGATTGAATGGCACTCAATAATACCAGTAGAGTCCTCAAAAGTACCCAACTCAAACAGATCAAAATCGTCAGAATGATGGAACATTTGATTATCATCAGCCTCACGATTAACTTCATCAGTAAAACCACGAAGCGCCAAACCAACAGAAGGAACGAAGATAGGACGACCAAACGCATCGGCAGCACGATCCTTCACAGAACAAATAATTGACAACATTACGCATTTTCCTTTAAATAATTGCGAACAAACTCAAGTTGCGAAGCGATCAAGGCCTCTTTAGCTTTCAAAAGCCTTAACAACTTAGCAGCATGAACTATATCGCGAATTGCAATAATTTGAACATCATTAGACATTGTATTTTCCAATCAAAAAAATTAATCAATAGAACGTTTCAATCGAGAAAACTTTGCTTCAAGAACCTGTTCCTTAACGCATAACCGCTCATCGGTGTTGTCGTCGAAACGGTCGACGGCATCCACAAATCTTTGAAACTGCAAGGCTTCAAATTCTTCTGGAAAGTCATCAGCAAATTTTTTGTCATAAAACTTGGGAGGCCGAGATTCACGGCCGTTAATCACAACATAGTCATGGGGATAGATATCAGAATGAAACTTGCGATACCACTCAAAACCAATACCAGGCTTAAGCGACATACGATTGAACTCAGGAACGCGTTCCTTAATTTCACCAGTTTCAAAATCAGTAGTTTCATAATGATCTCCAACGCCCTTACCAGTGCGTTTCTTCATAACGTAGCGAGCTACGTAAGCAGCGGACTCAAAAGTGACATCACCAACGGAACTATAGCCAAAAGGCCATAAATCCTCCAAGGATTTTGACCGATAGATAAGAGCACCCGAAGGAGTACGTTTCCAAAGTGTAAGGTCAGGAAAATTAAACCCGAATATACACGCATGAAAGTGTGGACGTTCAAACTTTTCACCATATTCTCCAGCCATATAAAAACGGATAGTAGAGCCCTTAAAACGCTTTCTAAAGCGTTTCATAAACCTCTGAAAATCACCATAATTCAAAGACCGATCACTCGGGCAATGATCATTGTCATAGGTAAGAGTAATGAAGCAATTTTGCTCATGCAAAGATGCTTCATGCATACAGCGCACCGCCCACTGGCGGCTACGCTCAAGGCGACACCCACGACATTGACCACAAGGCAAAGAAAGAGAACGAACTACGTCCCCTTTCCTCTCACTGAAAATGATAGAACCATCCGCGCATTGATATGCCTGTAACGGATGGAAACAGGCCATGACTTACAGTCGATAGCCAC